GTCGTCCTTGTATCTTAGATTCCAGAACAGCGAAATATTAAAAATAAAATAATGAAAGAAACAAAAATAAATTCAATTAAATGAATCTCTCTTGTTAAGTACATTACTTTTAGAACTAATATGATAAACCTCAATAGCTTTGAGCTATTAGCCCTCTTTAATACCTTTGGTTTTAGAATTCTAAATGCCATTGGTACTAGAGGGGGAGGTTATGCTACTAGACTAAATTTTATTCTTAAGTTCTTCCGTTATCTTATGTATTTACATAAGAATCACGGAGGAGCTTTCGTCATTCAGTACCTAAAGACGGGACAGTTAGCTATCCAAAAGAAGTTAGCGGGTACACCGGTTGATTCTTGTCGGGATCTTAATCCTGATTTAAATCTTCCGCGACTCGCTAATGGTCTCCCTCATTTTATTCCTCTATCTGATAGAAGGTTAATAATGAAAGGGGCCAAATCAGTAATTAGATTTTGACTAACAATGTTTTCCTTATATAGAATTATTTCTATTGAGGGAACAGTTAAGCTTAATACTATTACTGATTCTTTTAATGGTGAGGAGACTTACTTATCTAATCTTTCTAATCTCTTTGAGGGTTATGCAAAAAAATGATTATTATCATTTATTGTTTCACCTTTTAAGGAATCAGAAATTTTTATGATTAGTAAATCTTCTCCAACTTTCTCCTCCAGTTGAAAAGGTTATTTTGCAGATTTGTTAGCAATGGATATTGATTTATTCAAAAGCTTACAATTCTTCTTAATAGCCTCAGGTCAGAATAGAATCCTAAATTATGTAAATTATTTACATGAAATAGGTCCTGTTCTTTCCTCCCAAATGAATATTTACCAAAATATGAAGTCTTCATCATTAGATGCGGACCTTAAATTTGGTTTTATTCCTATGGGACAATTGTGTGAGAAAGTTGAGCCGGCAGGAAAGATCCGAGTGTTCGCCATGGTCGACTTTTGATCTCAAATAGCATTAAAAGGTTTGCATGATTATTTATTTAAAATTCTCAAGCAGATACCTAATGATGCTACTTTTGATCAATTTGCCTCAGTTGAGAGAGTAAAGGTTAAAGTTAAAGAATCAAAATGTAGTTTTGGATATGATTTATCCGCAGCTA